ATTTTAATTACAACTGCCTTTATTAAGGTGCGAGGCGACAACTCTTTAACCATGAACATCACAACCCAACCGCAAGCAAGCCTTCCTGGGGCAACCCGTTATGGCAGCGAGATAAGGTTGGCTTTGGACATGGTCGATAAGTACCGCAGGGTCCGTTAATGGCTGGCCGCGTAGGGGTCCGAAACACGCTCGCGGCGTTTATTTCCAACCCACCTATTACAAACTTAAACCAGGTTTTTACTTCTTTCCCAAAACGCATTAATTATCAAGTCAACTCTCAGCCTGGACAGTTAACTCGTTCGGCTGTTGTTATATTCATTGCAACTGAAACAGAAACACGCCTGGCTATTGGTGGTGCAACAAGCGGTTGGAAGCGCGTGGATTACACCGTTGTGTTACAGGTTTATACCCACTCTATGCAGCGTAATGCGGAGGATGTAATGGATGACTTTGATGTGTTGATCGACAACATCAAAACAAGGCTGCGCTCGGACCATAATTTTGGCGATCCGACAGGTAATCTTGTGTGGCAAGGAGCAGAACCAGTTATCAATGCACGCTATGGAGAAGTCTCAACTACCAACGAGGGCGCTTCCGAAGTGTTTGCTGAGATAGAATTCCTTGTTACAGAAATGATCCAAGCATAAGGAGCAACATGAAACTGAAATACAACGGAACAGATGAGCGTGTGTTCCCTACGCTAGGGATCACATTAAAACCAGGTGACGAGTTTGACGCACCCGAAGGTTTTGCACACCCTGATTGCGCAGCACCAGGAGCAAAGCCAGCAGCAATTCCAACACCAGCCCCAATCAAGTCTGCCGCGTCAGACCTTAACTCTAAGGAGAGTGAATAATGTCAGTACAGCAATCCGTACGCTCGTACCTGGGTATCGCTAAAGAAGTGACCAAAGGTACGATTGTAGCCCCAACAGATTTTATCCCTGTTGCTAAAGACAGCATCAAGCCAGTCGATGTTGTAGATCCACTCTATGACACAGGACTTCGTGGTTCCAATGTTGTGAACTACGCATATCTACAAGGTCGCACTCGCTCAACCTTTGACTTTGGTGGCGCAGTATTTGCCGACACAGTTGGTTATGCGATCGCAGGACTTCTTGGTTCTGTAGCAACAACAGGTGCATCAGCCCCATACACACACACCATTTCGCTAAAGAACAGCCTTGTATCAGGTGCTGATGATCAGCCAATTTCATACACATTGACTGACTTTTATGCAGCAGATGTTCGTTCTTACCCAGGATGCCAATTCAGCGACTTCTCTTTGAAGTTCAACGCTGATGGAATGCTTGAGTACGACACTAAGACAACAGGCTGGGCATCAAGCGCAGTAGCAGATCCAACTCCAACATTTAGCACCCTTCTACCAACCGTGGTATGGCGTGGCGCTGTTTCTATTGGCGGAGCAACTGTCTCTGACGCTATGACAGGCAATATCGACATGACTCGCTCAGTCACTCCTGTTTATGGCATCAGCAACACACAGAACCCTTATCAAGTGTTTTTAGGACCTCTTGAAGTTACTGGCAAGATCACTTTCATTATGGAAGACGACACAGAACTAACACGCTTCCTTAACAACACTCAACCAGCAATTGTTCTTAACTGGGCTTATGGCTCAGGCGCGAGCGCTGTTCAAATCCAAGCCACAATTTCTAAGGGCGCTTACACAGCCGCCGTTATTGAACGCGGTGAGGACTTTGTTCAAGTATCAATCGACCTAAATGGCCAAGCAACTACAACAGACGCTGGTTCAACAGGTGGATTTGCACCAATCAAGTGGGTTCTACAGAACGCGAAAGCATCAGGAACCTACGCATAAACTCCAGAGCAGGTGGGATTGGTTGATGGCGAACGCCTTCCCGCTATCCCACCCACCTGCTCCTTTTAAGTTATGATGTTAGGAAGGCAAACAAACAGGAGGCAAAATGTCACAGAAAATAACACTACCTTCAGGCGCAACTGTAACTTTGAAGGACCCGAAACTACTACGCGTGAAAGATCGCAAGCGAGTATTAAAGACTGCTGATGTTGAAGGCGGAGATTTAACTCGCGCTTTGGCACTTGGTGATGCGTTAATTGCTATGTTGATCGAGGACTGGTCTTTAGATTTACTTATACCAGCGCTGAAAATTGAAAATTTAGATGAATTAGAAATGAAAGATTACGATGCTTTGGTTGACGCAACCAAAGACGCGCAACAATTCTTGTTTCCATCTCTAGGCGAAACAGTCGAGAATGAGCAAGACCCAAAAGCGCCTACCGACAACTCGAACGCCTAAAGTGGCTGCTTGAGGGTGGAGAACGCCGAGCGGATTTAGCCTACCCCGATGAGGAGTGGGCTTATTTCCAATTTGCAGATCGCTTTGGTTGGACACCCAACCAGGTAGATGATCTACCCGCAGGGACTTCTGATTGGTTGTTGGCGATAGCGGCAACAGTTACTAAGTTACAAAGTGAGGTGAAAGAGTAGTGGAGATAAAGAACCTCGCTGAAGTTTTGGCTGGACTTAATCTGACTGAAAAGAAAGTCAATGACGCTGCTCGCTACGCAATAGGACTTGCTGCTGCCTCTGTGGAACGCCAAGCCAAAAAAAACGCTAACACAGGAACGCACCCAAGAGGACAAGGACACATTCCTGGAACTGGCCCTGGTCCTAATGTGCAAACAGGTAACTTGCGCCGATCTATTTATTCACAAACCAAGGTTGGCTTTGGAAATACTTATGTGGCCGAAGTTGGTGCTTCAATGGTTTATGCACGCGCCGTTGAAATGGGACTTCCTTCATGGAAATCGGGAGTAAAATATCCTTACATGGTTCCTGCCGTGGAGAGCCTGAAACAATCAGGCGCTCTGAACAGGACCTTCACTGGCGCTTTTGCGATGTATTTAAGGAGTTAATTGATGGCATCGACAATCCCGCCAATCCTCATTCAACTCCAGGCTGATGTATCGCAATTAAAAAAAGGCTTGGCTGATGCAGAGTCCGCGATCAAAGGCGTTGACGGCAATGTAAAAAAGGCCAGCGCAGGAATGACTTCCTTTGTTGGAAACTTAAAAAAGGTTGGCGCGGCGCTTGGTACAACTTTTGCTGCATCACAACTGGCTTCTTTTGCCAAAGACTCAATTATGGCTGCCAGCAATATGGCCGAGTCCTTATCTAAGGTGCGAGTTGTATTCGGCGAGGGTTCGGCAGAGGTTGAGAAGTTTGGTAAAAACGCTGCGGTCAATTTAGGTATTTCTAACCAAGCCGCTTTAGAAGCCGCAGGAACTTACGGCAATTTATTCCAGGCTTTTGGATTAGGTCAAGGCGAAGCGCAAAAGATGTCCACAAGCCTTGTGCAGTTGGCTTCCGACATGGCTTCGTTTAACAACACTTCAATCGATCAAGCCATCACCGCTTTGCGTTCAGGTCTTTCAGGTGAAACCGAACCTTTAAAGCGTTTTGGTGTTGCGCTTCAAGATGCAAGATTAAAAGAAGAAGCCTTTTCTATGGGCCTCATTAAATCGACAAAGGAAGCATTGACCCCTGCGGCAAAAGCCCAGGCTGCTTATGCGTTGATTATGAAAGACACCGCTCTTGCTCAAGGCGATTACGCCCGCACAGCAGACGGAACAGCAAACACAATGAAAACTTTGCAAGCCAAATTTCAAGATGCAAAAGTAGCCTTGGGTGATGCGTTGATGCCAGCCTTTAAAGGTTTGCTTGGCATATTAAATTTACTGGTTCCTGTTTTAACTAAGATTGGTGACTTCTTTAAAAAGAACCAAACAGAAGTTAAGGCTTTTGCTATAACCGTTGGTGTGCTTTCAGCAGCCTGGGGCGCTTACACGCTTGTTGTGAAGCGTGCGGCTATTCAACAGGCCATCTTAAACGGCATTATGGCAATCAACCCATTTGTGGCTGTTGCGGTGGGTGTTGGTGTATTAGTTGCAGCGATGGTCAAACTATTTAAAAGTAATGAAACATTTAGAAAAGCCGTAATCGCAACTGCCAAAGTCGCTCTGAATGCTTTTGCTTCTATAGTTCCTATGGTCGGCCAGGTTTTTGAAGTAATCATGAAGGTTGTCACTGGACCTTTGCGATCCTTGTTGCTCGTACTTTCTAAACTTCCAGGAGTTGGTAAATACGCCAAGGCTGGTCTTGACATTATGAATAAAGGATTGGATGGCATCAGCGATTTTGCCAAGGGCGCTTCCAATCAGGCAAAAATATTGTCGGCCAAATTAGATGATATGGGTGCTGCCGCAGATAAAAATGCCAAGAAGGTAGAGAAAGCAACCAAAGGATCAAAGAACAAACCTGGCACAGTTGATGCGGGTGCTGCTAAGGCTGCGGAAGAGGCAGCGAAGGAAGCCAAGGAACGCGCAGAGAAAGTTGCCGATGCGCAGATGGCTTTCATGGAAGCCCAAATAAAAGCACACGAGAATTATCAAGAAAAGGTTGCAGACCTCCAAAAAGATTACGCCGATGCCTTGGCAGATGCCGAAGCCACCGCCGCTGAAAAGCGTGCTGATGCAAAAGCAACTTATGATGAAGCAATCACCGATGCGCAAAAGGCTCACACCAAAGAAATGGTTGAGATTGCTAAAGATTACGCAAAGAAAACTGCGGACATCGAAGCAGCCCATCAAAAGAAACTGACTGACCTTAGATCTGCTGCTGCGCAAAAGGCTGTGG